TAAAACTAAATCTGTATTTAAAGCTGTAGTTCCTACATTATCAGTATAAGTTAATACTGCTGAAACGATACTTGTTGAAGCATTTGCTGTTTGTGCAGTTGATTCATAACTGCCTGATGCACCAGTAGTAATGCCTTGTTTATATATTTTAAATTGTGACCATGCCGCATTAGCATCATGAAAATCAGCACTACCAAATTTGTATCTTAAATATCTTGCTGAAAAAGTTGCAAAGTCTGTTACTCTACAAATACTATCATAGTCATTAACAGTTAATGCTGCCCAATCAGCAGTACCACTACTTGTAAAGTTAGAAAGATTTTTTGATTCTCCTGTAAATGAAACTACAGTTGAAGTTGCACTTGTAAGATCCATAACTGGGTATGAAGCATCATCAGTACTATAGGACATAAGAATTGATCTAGGGTCTCCAGCAGCTCTTTTTTTACCTAAATCCATTTGCACAATAGTATAAGCCGCACCTAAATCGGCTGTAACATAACCTGAAACTGAACTACTTGTAGTATAAGCAAGTTGAGTTTGTCCATCGCCATCTTCTGAATTTGTAATAGCAGTCGATTCTGGTGATGTTCTAACAATATTTCCACCAGCAACAGTTAAACCAGTTATAGCTTGTGCAGTTGCACCACTTGCTATAGCAGTTGACATAAATTCACCTGTTGTATCTCTAGCAACATTAGTCAAATTAGCTATAGCTGTTGAATCTTGATAAACATCTACATTAGAATTTACTAAATTATATCTTGAAGAGTTATTATTTGTTGCTTGATGTAAAGCTAAAGTTGCAATGTCATTATTTACACTTGTAAAATTCAAATTTGTTAAATTAGCTCCTGATATTACTGGCAAAGTTGCTGGAAATCTTGCGTCTGGCACAGTTCCACTTGTTAAATTAGTTGCGCTTAAATTTGTAAGGTCAGCTGAAAATCCTGAAGCTGTACCGTTGTTTGTAATAGTAGCACCTGCGTCAATAGTTAAAGTACCACCTGTTTGAATACTTACTGTTCCACCTGAGGGAACATTTGTAGCTCCACTTTGAGTAGTTGTTGTTCCTGCTGGGACAATGATTGCATCACCTGTTTTACCTAAATTAATAGTAGCAGTATTAGTGTCTCCCACTTGTAAAGTTGTTGAAGCCTGTGTATCAATAGTATCTACTTCTATTTTACTCATTATACAATTACCAACGTTCCAGTTACTATTACCGTTACAACAAAAGTTACAGGTCCCGCGAGAACTGCACTTTCAATTGTTAAATAATTATCTATAACTGCGGCGTGAGTATATATTTCCTGTGAACCGGGATTATTTCCTACGTATATTCCGCTTGGATAATTAGTACTCATTTAAAACTCCTATGCGCTAATTTGTTGAACTACACTTACCCAAGCATCAGCACTTGTTGCTACTGAACTTTGAGCTACTAAAGTTTGAGTATTTTCCATAACAAACTTTGCCCCACCTTGTACAATTTCTACTGAACTTGCTGGGGGAATACTCAAATCTTTTACAATATATCTTACTGTTCCATCATTAATCCACACAGATATTGTTATTGCTGCTGTGTGTGTGTTGGCTAATCTTATTCCAATAACTGCATCATAAGCTCCTGCTGTATAAATTGTTGTAGGAGTATTTGTTATTTGGGTTCCTTGTGATCTAAATTCTTGTGCCATAATTTTTTTCCTTTTTTTATTATACTATAAAGCGATTGCCATTGCTACCGCAAAACCATTACTGGCTGCGCCAACGGGAACCCCACTTGCATCTAAATAAACTGCTTTGCTTGCTGGTAAAGTACAAAATACACTTTTGTCACTTCCAACGCCTGTAAAAGTAACTGCAGCATCTGAATTAGAACTAGTTATAACTGTTGTTCTTGTTAATATTGTACCCGCACCATTTAAAGTTCCTAAACCAACTTCCCATTCCGCAGGAGAAGCTCCTTCAAAAACAATTGCATAATACGTTGTATTGGAACCACCAACTCCACTAGCAAAAGTCTCAAATCCAACAGGCGCACCTGTAAGAGTCGCTGGACCTGTTCCTGTAACAGCAGTTGTTTCTTTTACTCTGTCATTTAATACTAAAGCCATTTAATTCCTACGGGTTTCCAGTTATACTTAAAATAGCATCTCCACCAGTAACAATTGTAGGAAAGACTACTTCGAAAGTTCCTGCAGTAGAAGATTTTGCTCCGGTAAAATCTAAAATTGCAACAATAAATTGATTAGCTGTTGTTCCGCCTCCGGTTTGCCATCTATATAATACTCCATATCCTGCTGAAATAGTTGCTGTTGTCCAAATAGCATTTGTTGCCCAATCAACGGTTGAAAAATTACCGGTTTGTCCAACTGTTCCAATAACTAATGGTTTTCCGCCAACAGTATATCCTGTTCCAACAACTTCATTTGCTACTGCTGATGAGTAACTAGTATCATTTACATCGTATGGAGGTACTCCACCATTGTAATCATACAAAGCTAAATTGTAAGCGTTATTTGTTGCCAACGGATAATTTGTTACCGCACTTGTAAAATCGTGGTCTGCTTTTAATATGCCTTGTTTAAATGCATAAGGTACTACGTTTGCCATATTTTTTTCTCCTTAATTATTGGTTCCGTAACTTGATGGTGATTTTGATTTTAATTGTTGACGAAGTTCTCCATCATCATATTCGTCTCGGCGTCTGTAACCAATTTGTTCAGTTGCATACGTTGTAAGTGCATTTTGATAAAGCCCTTGATTATATTGTATCATATCCTGCGGACCTTTCAAGTACCCATATGCATTTACCAGAGATCCATATAAAAGCAAGTCCTGATATTTATTAGATAAATAAGTACCGTTTGTAGCTGCAGGAAGTGCTGTTGGAAGTGTCGTATTAGTTAAACTAACAGGTTCTTTATTATAAGCTAAAGTAATAGAATAACCAGTGTCTGGAGTAGGTGCTACTACCCAGTAAGTCTCATCCCAATTACCATAATATTTAGGTATTCCCACTGCTGAAGTTGAAGGTGTAGAATAGTATTCTGCCATAAAACTTGGATCTCTTTGTTCTAAAAATATTTGATCTCCATTAGCATTTGTTAGTTGAGCATAGTTAATTGATCTTAAATCAAGAGGAATAGTTACATATCTATTTCCAGAAATTAAATTAGATGTCGCATAATTAGCATTTTGATCAGTAGGTACTGCTCTTAAAATACCATTTTCTGTATTTTTAATAATATTATCTAAAATAGCATCAGTTAAAACTGTACTTGATACTTCTGTATAGCTTCTAATATCTGATTTTAAATTTGCTAAAGTATATGCCATATTATAATGCCTTTAATGTTACAGGTCCTGCTGAACAATTTAAACCTCCACCTGTTATACCAGATTGAGTAGCGGTGTCACCACTTTGAAAATAAAAATAACTAATAGGATTAGTTAAGATATCTGCAGTTGTAGCCTGTGTAACATTTCCTGCAGCATCAATTTTTCCTAATTGAATTGTAAAGCCAGCTGCCACATCAATATCTACTACTCCAGATATATTTGGAATAGGTGCAAACTGTTGTAAGTTTAAAGTATCTGCTGGATTCGCTCCACCAGGGCCAGATTCAACAACTCGTGCGGGTCCTCTTAGTCTAACTTTACTATCAGCTTCTCTTTGATGATCTAAAGAATAAACATTAACATAAGTATTGGCTCCAAAAATAATAACTTCAAAAGGATTATTATTTAATAAAATTAATTGGGGAGTAGATGCTCTTTGTACTCTTGGATTTTGTAAAGCTTGTGGATCTGATCCTACAGGTCTAGGAGTAAGTTGAGGTTGTTTTGCTTCATACTCTGAATAATGAACTAAAGAACCATTCCATTCTCTAACCATTTCAGTATATGGAAATCTTAATCCAGATCTATCAGAAATAGATAAAGCTTGTTTACCTCTTGCAAAAACTCCCATTATGATAGTACTCCATCACCATAAAAAGTTTGTGGCGAAATAAATGTAGATGTTCCTTGGTTGTCGGCATCCAATGCTCTTGCCATTTCTGTTTCGTAAATTCTTTCTAATTCTGGTGTTCTAGCTGGTGAGTATTTCATACTTAAATAATAAGCAAGACCAGACATCATACATGGATAAAATCTATCTACTACATCTGATGTATTTGTATAAGAACCTGGATTATCTATTTGTGCCATATAATAAAAACGAAATTGATAACTTGAAGGTGTACTTGTACTTGATACACTTGAACTTGGTGTAGCATATAAAAATATGCTTGGATTAATTTTTCTATCTATATAATATTGTGAAGGCGTACCTTTAGTTAATTTATTAGGAGTTGCACTATACGCAGATCTGCTAATTTGAGTTAAAGCAACATCAGTAGGCGCCGTTGTAGTAGTATTATTTCTATAAGTTGCTTCTAAAATTTGACTTAAATCATTTGGAAAATTAATTGAATCGGTTGCAAAACTATATTCTGCTTGGCCTTCTATTAAAGGTACTTCCGCTAATTTTACTTTCCATAAATGAACTCCTCTATTCTCCCATTCTTTAAACATAATATTTAAAGAACGTCTGGCAGATTTTAATTGATAACCTGTTCTGGTTCCTCTTATATTAGTTCTTTCAAATGCTTCTTCTATAATATCATCAATCGCCGGATTAAATCTATTAGTTCCTGAACTAGGAGATATTGTATTAATTACATTACCTGTTCCAACGGTAGTTGCAGAGTAGTAAAATAAAGTAGGAGCGCCGACAGTTTTAACTGGGGCAACTAAAATTGTTGTTTTAGCTCCAGCTTGTCCCGCTGTTCCTGTTGTAGTTACACCTGTTGTATAAGCAACTCCTGTACCGGAAGCATTATTAGTTCCATCTTTTTCAACTGAAAAAGCTAATATATTACCCGCATTAGTTCCTTCTGATTGATCAAAAATATAAGTGTTACCTTCTTGAAGTTCTAATACTGGACTAACAGTGCCATTAATAAAAAATTTATCAGCACCTGCACTAAAAGCATTAGTACCAGTTGCAACAGTAACTGTGTAAGTAATAGTTGCCATAAACTATTATCCTCCAGTGATAGTTAATGTAGCTCCTGCTGACGCTGTCACTACAATAGTAACTCCGTCTTTAAATAAAATACCTGAACCTGGAACATAAACAGATAAACCATCTGTATCAAATAAAAATGTTGCCTTTAGATTTCCCGCTACAATTAAAGCAGCTGTTTGATCGTAAAGTGCAACTGTTGATCCAGTTGCTCCTGCAGCTTGAATAGATGTAACTCTAGTTCTACCTGTTCTAAGATTTATCCCAGCTGTAGCACCTGCTTGGTGTAAGGTTGTTTGGTCGCTTGTAAAAGATC